CATCTTTTTTATAGCCGCAATTTCGTGTGGCTTTAAGCGGTATCTATTATTTCGCTGATTTTCCAAAATCTGCTAAAGATTGTCCACCTAACATAGCTATTAATGACCACCAGATTTGTGATACTGCGGATTCATCTACACCTAAAGTTGAAGCAATCAAAGGTACAACTATAGAAGAAATACCTAACCATACTTTTTTAGATGTAAGTAATTGTGTGATAATGTAATTTTTCATTTTATTTAGTATTAATTAATATTCAAATTTATTTATTTAGTATAACCATATAACATTAGGGTCTTTTAAGTTGTCAACATCACAATGTATAAAACTTCCTTTTTTAGATATGCCTATACGATTAATCCCTACGTGCATTAGTGACTGTACTATTAAGTATCTTTGTCTACTTCCTTTGTAACCAATGTCAACTGCTAAACCTTTAAGATGACTTGAACCTACACGCCCACCAATAAGTGCATTTCTTTCTTTTGTTCTATATCCGCTATTAATCTTAAATGGTATACCTGCTATACCACGTGCAGAGTCTAATTTAATTAGAAAATCTCTATTCATTTTATAGCCACTACCAACTTCATCAGGACTATCAAACTCTGACATTTTAAAGAATGTTAATTCCAAATTATATAATTTTATATATTTTAACCCCTTTAACTTCTTTAACAAATTGTCTACGCACATTTGTTTTTTCTTCTTTTTTTAAGTACTTAGGATTAGTTGAGTTGAGTTTTCTTTTTTTAGGCATCTTTTTCAAATTTAACCATTTTATATATAGTAAAAGCTATTGCTAGTGTTAAAGATATAAACGTTAGTATTTCATTTGCTTCTACTAACGATATACCTATTGCTGTACTATTTGCTACACCTACTTGTAGTGTGTCTTTTATTTCGTTCATTTTCTTTACTATTTATCTTTTTATCCAAGTAGGACTTAAGTTTGGTTATGTTTATTGTTTTTGTTTTATAATATTTCTTCATTAATAGTCACCTGGATTTAAAAAGTCTCTTAATGTTAATTTTGTGCCTCTTTGCATTGGTCTTTCTAGATTCATACCATTGTAGTAGGCGTTAGAATCTGGAGAGACATCGCTGCCAGAGTTCGTACTGTACTCAGGAAACAAAGAAGTATTGTTTCTAATATAATCAATTAGTCGTTCTGTGTAATACTCTGCTGTGTTTCTAACCTCTTCTCTAAGGTGTTGGCTTTCTTCTGTAGTTAGTGCTGTGCCAGTTTCACTTGTCTTAGAGTATATGTTACCATTTTCTATCTTAAATCGTAGGAAAGGTATGGCGTGAAAAAACGCCCAGTTGGGAAGCATATCCCCTATGTAATCATCTAACAAAGTCTTATAGGCTTCATTACCTGCATTGCCTATTGTACCTGCTATAATCAAGTCTTTTATTTTTTGTGTAAGATCAGTACCTAACTTAGTTTCTACATATAGTTTTTGTGCCTGTCTTACATAAGGCAAAAGTAGATTCGTGTCTACGTTTAAATTAATAGCTGTAGATTCTTTAAGCTTTTCTTCTGATATAAATAATACGTATGACATAATTTATTAATTTTCTGGATAATATCCGTTATCTACCATTCTTTGTGGTGGTATTGCTACTAGTCTATCGTTTCTTTTAACAGTAAACCCTTCACTAATTGCCTTAGTATATGATATTACTTCATCATCATTTATAGGCTGTTTTGCATTACGTAAAGAAGTCTTATAAATCCTACGCAACCAAAAATGTCTGCATTGCGGTCCCCCTTTGTATAAAAACAAATTATATGCTTCTGTGCCATAATGACCAAAACCTGGATTTAAGTCTAAACTATTAGCATTTACAATATCTTCTTTGCGGTATACTTTATTAGCCCCAACCATAAGTTGACAAAACTCCCTTGAAGTACCTGATTTATTAGTTAAAAAATTATCAGTAGCGTAAACATATCTAACCTTATAATAATCATTGAAAGACTTGTTTACACCATCTTGTTCACTTTTTGCATTAGGTCTTGCTGTAATAGACCTAGCTAGTTCAATTTTTGCGTTTGCAAATTTATTTAATTCGTGTTCGTAGTAAAAGTCTAAATGTTCTCCATCTACTACTTCTTCTTCTAATAGTTCCCAATCTTCTTGAATATCTTCTCCACAGTCATCTATAAACTGTTGTAAAGCTGTTTTATCAGATAATCTATATGGTTCTTCTTTAGCACAATTACATTTACTAAGACTAGTAGCTTCATCGTGTGTTTTACAAGCCATATATACAGTACGCCCTTCATATTCGTGTTCGTGATAACCTTCACAACCAATTCTTTTTGCTTCTTCTAATGCCTCTTCTATTGTGTTAAATACAGGGTCTCCATCTATTTTACCTACAGCGGCTAATTCTTCTTTAACCTCTACATTTTCTTCTAAAGGTTCTAACCCTAATTCTTCCCTAATTTCATCTTGTGTCATAACCGCCATCAAGTCTTGATTAGTAAATCTTGTAGTTATAGGTTTTAATTGTACAAAGTTAACAGGCATATCCATATTATTAACTTTAAATATTTTCCTTAGCTCTTTTACTATTTGGTCTTGGAATGGTTTTACAACCGTATTAAGATAAAAATTCGCAGCAGTATTAAGTTCATCTGCATTATTACCTAGACCTGTACTAGATTTAATACCCATTAGCATAGGGCTAGTAACACGATGTCCTGTAAGTATATTTTGGACAAGTAGTTCTTGCAGAGCTAAATACTGTTTGTCTGCATCAGATACGCTAATAGGTGTTATTTCTGGTATTCTATTTTTATCATCTGAGAACGTAAGAACAAATTTTCCGCTGTTAGAAGCACCTGTAAATTTATCTGCTAGACTTTGTTCTATTTGGAATCTTTCTTCAGCTGTAGGAACCCCATTTGCAAAAGAAATAAAGTAACTACCTGCAAAACCATTAGATATATTGTTAAGATGAAACTCAGCAACTCTTTGGTCTATCAAAGCCCAATTATTAGCAGCTATGTAGTCAGGTGTGTGGTACACGTTCATATTAGGACTGTATAAACCAGAATATAAAATTTGATTTGCTGATGTTCTATCATTAACATTAAAAGCTGGCACCCTATAAGGTTTGTGTATTCTTGTATTACTCCAATCAGTACTAATATAATATGCTTCTACTTTACCAAATTCATTAGGTCTTTCTGCTCTAACTTTTTCAACTCCTACGTGATATATTTCAGCGATTTGTGTTCTATCCTTCGACCATACTATGTTAAGAGCAAATGCTCCCTGAAGTTTAAAATCAAATGCTACCTTTTTTAAGACTTCGTGTAAGCTTTCATTACCATTAGCTCTATCCATAAAGTTCTGAAGTTTCACTCTAGCTTCTACATCTCTATCATCTTCATCTTCTATTATAAGGTTTTCTGCTGCTATCATTTCTGCTGTTGCATTAATAATAGCGGCTTGTGTGGAGCTATTGTAGTAAAGGTCTATGATAAACTGTGGGTATAAATTTTTCCAATTTTCAGTTCCATATTCTATAAAGTCTTTACCTCGCACCTCTTGTACCTCTGGTGCAATTTCAGTAGCTAAGTCTATTTTAAGTATATTTTCCATTAGTCTTCTTGTTTATTCCATTCTGGAGTTTCCATTATTGCTAATATCTCAGAATGCTTATATTGTTGTAAACCTACTAAAAAATCTGGAGTTTCTCCATCAAATTTAAGTACAGTTTTTTCTCCATTTGCTGATCTTCTTAAAGTATTTTCACTTGTTTCACATACCTTAGTAAAGTCTACTTTATCTATTTCACTCATTTCGTATATAACGTATATCATAATTTATATTTTAAGGCACTACTGTTACTATATCACTAGATACCATATTAGTGCATATAGCTTTAGGACTAGCTGATCCATCATTATCTATTTTATTAAACATAGCAGTACCAGTAGGGTCGCCCATACGCCACCAAGAAACTGGATTAAAGCCAGATAAATCATCAGGCTTACCACTATTATATATAGCAGTTACATTACCCGCTGTAAGTTCAGTATCAAAAAAAGCAAACTCATCTACATTTCCTGCTATATGACCTACACCAAACCCACCTGGTCGAGTACCAATATTAAAATCACCAGTAGTTGTATTAACACTAGCTATACTACCTGTAACACTTACACTAGAATCTAAAGAACCATTTATATATATTTTTATAGCACCAGCACCACTAAAACTACCATCCCATACTATTACAACGTGCTTGTAAACATTAGTAGCAATATCAATACTACCAGTACCCCTCAAAGTTCCAGAACCAGTACCAGTAAATAAATCAAGTACTACAAATCCATTAGAATCTATAAACGCTTGATAATTTACCCCACCTGGAGCAAGACCAGCTTTACCAAATATATACTTAAAATTAGGTGGGAAACCAGAACTACTTTTAGAGGTTGTTTTAATCCAAAATGACCAACTGTTTTCAGTACCTAGATTCATACTAGTATCATTACCACAATCTAAAAAATCATCAACACCATCTAAATCTACAGAAAATTTGTTTAAAAATCCTGATGGTTTTGGTGAGTTAGCCCCACCTATCATTTGACCTAATTTTAGTATTTTCATTATATAACGTCTTCGTAGTAGCAGATGCCTACACCACTCGTAAGTGTTATAGACGTCACCTGAAGAAATAATGTCGTTCCCGCTGCCATTGTCGTATGTAAGTTAGATATAGCACTACCTGTTCCTGTTTGTACATTAGTTGCAGTTATTGATGCTATTACACTTTCTACAGGAAAATGAACAGCGTAATATTTCTTACCTGACATTGCAGTTGTTCCAATAACATCACATCTATGTTTTCCTAGTTGTTCAGTTAGTAATTGTTGTACGTTTTCTATAGCCATTTTTAATTTTTTTTATTTGTTATTATTGTCCATACCAAATGAAGTTAGTACCACTTGGTGATTGTCTTTGTGTATATTGTACTTGTGCTGTTCCTGACTTAGCAGTAACATTTAATTTACCTATTGCTACAAGCCCTTGTACTACTCCGTGTGTTGGCGCTACTGGTAAAACATCATCTTCTGTTACAGGAGCGTTTCCAGAACTAATAGCTACAGCTCCTGTCCAAGCAACTTCATAAACTTCATATTGATAAAAACCAGTAGGAATAAGCTTAGTAGCACCTGTATAAACATCAGGGGTTGTATTATAAGTAAATGAGAATTTAGTGTATCTATCATATACAAGGTGTATAGTAGAATAAGCATACTGTACAGATTTATTCATATCATTAGAAAATTTAACTAGATATCTTATCTGATCTGAGCTTACAGATGTATCTATACGATTACCCTCTGTATTTACATACATATCGAAAGAAGATTCACTAATTACTTGTATCATAGTATATAATAGAAAAACCTCATTTTTATTTGGGTTTAAAAGAAAAAGGTGGACAAAAGCCCACCTTAATCAAGAAATATATGAAAACTACTAATTAAAGTCTATGAAGAAACAACTCCTCCTAATGTAAACCCTGCGTTATCAAATGGGTTTGTAGTAAAATCAGGCACAAATTGGAAAGGTTGATGCTCTAAACCATCAAAGGTAAGAGTATAACCATTTCTATCACCAAATGCAGCACCACTATCCATAGTTCCAGCATTTAATTCCATTCCATTAACACTACCTAGACATACTATAACATCGTGTCCTGTAGCAGTTACTGTTTGGTTAAGTTGTGCAAATATAATTACTTTTGTTGCCCCTAATAATTTTATCTGATTTTGGTCTTCTTTTGTTAATCTGTTTAATATAATATTTACTGATGGAGTATAAAATATCGTTCCATTCTCACGTGAGCCAGTAATAGTATCTGTAAGACTAGCAACACCAAGTGGCATTGTATATCTATAAAGACTATTACTACCCATTTCTAAATCAGTAATTTCACCATTCGCTGTTGGTATTGAAGTTACTTGGTCATAAACTGCGAAATAAATAAATTTTATTCCACCTGATATTCTATTACAATCAAGCCCTCTACCTTTTGTTAATGCTGTACACGCCATATTTTTTAGTTTTTAAAGGTTAAAGGAGTAGAGGCTTTTACACCTCTACTTCTTGTAATTAGTTTATGATTGTCTTACGATATCTGCACCTACTCCAGTTTGTACACCCATAGAGTATTTTGCAACTACTCTAATGTTGTCAGAACCATCTAAAGCAGACATATCAAGTAAAGCAATTCTTGTAGTGTCAGAAAGTAAGTCAGTTCCTGCAAACATATTGCTTCTTGTAGCAGCTACTAACTGATTGTCAACCATACCTGGACAAACAGCGATTTTATATCCTTCGAATACTGGCTCATAGTCACCATTCATATTATAAGCGTTTACATATCCTAATGTAGATACTGCTGATACATAGAAAGCGTAAGTCTTAGAGTTCATATAGATATATAAATCTTCTTTTCTTAATATTGCTGAAACATTAGCAGCCATATCTGTTGTTAAAGTTTGTAGGTTTGCTATAATGTTTGCTGCTGAATATGCTGCTGAAGCAACTGATTGTATAACTGTTGTATCAGCGTTAGCACCTGTTGCTAATAAGTAACCATTCGTAGCCCCTAAGAAGCCTTCAAACTCTCCATTAGTTGCAGCCTGACCACCCCATATAGAAGATTCTGCTGCATCTGCTATGATTTCACCCATATAAGATATTACATAATCTTCAAATGATGGTGGAGGTGGAGCGCCTGCTCCAGCTCTCATTTGCAACGCTTCCCAAGATTGTAAAAGAGTTTTTTTGCAAAGGTCAAGGTTAATTTGTAAATTCTTAGGTTCAAGTACTTTCTCTGTAAGTGCAAGAGTTCCGTGATCAGTAAAGTCGCACGTAGCGTCTCTAACTACTGAACTTCCTGCCATCCTTTGAATGTTAGACTTAAATTTAATGTTTTCTATTAAAGTCAAAAAGTCTAATGATTTTGTTTCTTTTAGTGCCGCAGCTATGTAGAACCCCGCTGCCTTACCACTAAAATTTGATGTTACGTTAAATGCCATTTTTTTTAGTTTTAGTTATTAATTATTTGTTTAAATTGTATAAAAATCTTTCTTGTCTAGTAAGTTTATTGTATTCTTTTCTAGATAAAGGTTTTTTGTCAACACTAAACTTATTAGTATTTATTGGTGATTCAGCAGGTGTTTCTGCTAATTCAGTTTTAAGCTTTTCATTTTCAGCTTTTAGTTTTGTTACTTCATCTTCTTCTTTTTCCTCTACTTTTTCTGATGCTAAATCTGTTTTGTTTTCTTCTTCCATTTTTACATCTTCTTCTTTAACGCCCATTTTTGATTTTAAATCAGCTATAGCGTCCATAAGATTATCAACCTTATCTTTCATTTCTTCGTATGTTTCTTTATACCAGTCAGGCATTTCTTCCATATAGTTGTCTTTTTTACGCTTTTTCATCTTTTCATCTTCTTCTTCTTCTTCATCTTTCTTTTTTTCTAGTTCAGTTTCTTCTGTCATTTCTTCTTTTTCTACTTCATCTTCTTCTTCTTTTTCAGAACCTGTAACCTCAGAAACCACACCCTCAGCTTCTACTTTAAATGTTACACCAGTATCTACTTTGTAAGTACCTACTGGAAGCAAAATGGTTGTACCGTCTTCAGTTAAAACTGATATATCTGCACCTTCTTTTAATTCTTCTGAAGTTGATACAAATATTGTACCATCTTCGGATTTGCCCTGCCACCCTAATGTGACTTCTTCATTTTTATTAAGTCCTAGAGCTACTAATATTTGTTCTTTTAAATCCATAGTTTTTTATTTAAGTTGTGTTATATAATAGAATGTTTTACTTTTTATTTGATTTTTGACTTTGCCTTATTATTTCATTTAAAGCTGCTAATATTTCTAAGTCAGTTGGTTTCTTTTCTTGCATTTGCTCAAACTTATTAGTGAAATACCCTTCAATAGACAACCCTTTCAATTCTCCTTCTTTAATCTTGTTCCATAAGTCATCATTATCTATACGCATTTTTACAAACCACGTACCATTAGGTAAATCGAAACCATACATTTTTGACTTATCCTGATCACCTTCTTTAATCCAACTTTCTACTGTTAGAACTCCTGACACTCTGTCTTGGTGTTGGTAAGTCGCTTTATGATGGTTATTGTGTTTTAGGTATAATTCACTTGCTTTTCTGACAGTTTCAGGACTAAAGTACACATAGTATTCAGAGTCTGTATTAGGATCATATCTAAATATCTGTTTATTTGGTATTAATGCAGGAGAAACAAGCATACGTTTTTCTTCATCTACTTTAGCAAATGTTAAGTTGTTTTTATCTTTGCCAAAAAATACAAAGTCTTGTTCTATTGCAGGTGCAGTTACTAAGCTTATTGCATCGATAGTTAGTTCTTGGTTGTCTTCTTCTATAACTAGTTCTACTATTTTAGTTTCTTTTAAATCTTCATAGTAGTCTTTATTGGCTTCTTCACATTCAGCAATAGTGTCATACTTACACTCTCCTGTGTTACCAAATTTTACTTTTCCATTTTCACATTTTTTACAAGGCATATTTATATATATATTTAGTTAATATTTATTTGATTTTATATCGTGGCTCTTCTTCTTATGTTTGCTAATTGATTTTGACTATTAGTCATTTCATCAGTTACTACAAAGGCTTTTAAAGGTTCTGGTTGTTCACCACCACCTAGCTCAAAAGAACCAGATAACATTTGTGGTGCTGGTGCTTGTTGTGTTGCTGCTGGAACAGACCCACCACCTGACCCACCACCAACATCTGTTGCAAATATTCTTCTTACATTTGCTAAACCACTTGCTAAGACTCCTGCTGCTGTAATAAACTTTAATGCAGTTGAAGGTATATTATTATCAGACATAGTTTGTTGTACAGCTAAATAAGTAGATATTAATGCTTCTGCCCCTGCTAATGCTTTATTTTCATTTGCTAATTTTGAAACACCACCTGCAAAAACCTGAGCAGCTTTTAATTGGTCACCTAGTTCTCCTTCCGCAACTTTTGTACTCATTTTATATCTTGATGCGATTACTTTAGCATAATCTTCATTAACTTGTATTAATTTAAATACTTGCTCCTCTTCAGTTTTTGATATTTCAATCAAGTCTTCGTGTCTGTCTTTTCTTTCTTGATCTATTTTATTTAACATTTCGTTGACTTCTGTCATTACTCTTTTTTGAAGTCTCAATGATGCAATTTCTTTTCTATCTATATCTGCTGTAAGCTCTGCTAGTTTTCTTTCATCTTCAGCCCTGTGCTTACTTTGTATCATATCTTCTTCAAATATTCTCTTTCTTTCTTTAGCCATCTCTATCTCTTTATTTGAAGTTTCTACTTCTAAATCAAGTGCTTTTTGTAACGCTTCTAACCTTTCTTTTGCTGACTTTGTTTCATCTTCAGACAGTAACCTAGCTTTTTCAATTTCTTTTCTTGTTGCAGATTTTGTTACTATGAACTCGTTTTCTGCATCTCTAAGTTTTTGCATTGCTACTGTGAGTTCTCCTGCTATCTTTACTTCTCTTTGCATTTCATCACTTACACCTAAAAATTGATTTCTTATATTTTTAAGTGTACTTATTAAGCCTTCATCAAATACATCTGCTAATGCTTTACCAATATTAGCTACTCTATCTCTTAATACTTTGAATATTGCACTTACTTTAGATAGAACTACATTAAATCTATCCATACCTTCTTTAGATGATCTTATAAATGTAACTAAACTTCCAAAAGCAACTAATAAAGCACCTATACCTGTTGATAATAAACCAGCTGTTATAGATTTAAACATTAATCTAATTAGTGGTATTACTTGACTTAAATTTTTCTTAATACCATTAATAGAAATACCGAAAACTTGAAAATTACCTATTGTACCTTTTACTGCATCATCTTGTTCTTTTTGTGCTTTATTAAATTTTTTAACTTGTTGTGTAGCGTCTTTTTGTTGGTTAGTAAGGTCTTTTAATGCTAATTTCTCTAATTTCAATTCGTTAGAAGTTTCTTTTATCTTTTTGTTTAGATCACCCATACCTGCAAAAAAACCACCTTTAGGAATAGCATCTTGTTGTTTTTTAAGGTTTATTAAATCTTTTTCTAAGTCATTAATAACTTTATTTTGTATTGTTATTTGTTCATTAACTTCATCTAAAGACTTTGCAAAATCTTTTGTTTCTTTAGCAACTTTTCCAATATTGCTGTTTACTTGCATTGTTAATACTTCAGCCATAATCTATTTTTTTATAAATTCTAAAATTGTATTTATTTTCTCTTTTAACTCTGCTACCTGTACTTTCAGTTCAGACATAGCTTTAGCATTATCCTCGTGCCTTTTACCAAACTCTTTTTTTACTTCATATAAACTAAAAACCATAAACTTATATATTGTATAAACAGCACCTATTAGTAATACTAATGGCAATCCATATCCTTCAATTAATTTTAATATATCTTCCATTATACTATTATTTCATAAAGATTTAACGTAGCACTCCAGCTTATGTTCATATTTGTTGCACCAGTTACCGATAAGTGCATATCATTAGTTGAGCTAAATGCAACAGCAGTTGTCCAACCTGTTACTGTTCCTGAACTACCTAAAGTTGCTACACTTTGATTTGCAGCTTTAAGGTATATTATACCTGTTGCTCTTAAAAATATTCTATCATTTACTGCACCACTACCAGAACTACCGCCAGTTCTAACGCCTAAAACGTTTGCTTCAAAGCCCTGAAAAGAACTAGTGGAGCTTCTTGCTATAATTGTATTAGAACTACTGTTATTGACTTTTAAATTAGTTTGTGTAGCATCTGTAGTAGTCCCAGATAAACTTACTACTGAGCTTTGACCAAAACCTTTACCAGCACCATTAAAAGCACCACCGCCAAATACTACTTCACCATCTCTTTGAGCTATACCATAATTACCTAATACTGTAGCGTTGTTTACACTATTTTCTATTTCATTATTACTACCTACAATTATATTATTTCTTGCATAACCTTTTACTATGTTTTTTTCACCCATTATAAAGGTATTATTAGTTCCTAGTTCTGTAACATTTCTTGAGCCATTAATTTTATTATTAGTATTGCTAATATTCTTTTCTAAATTTTGACTAAAAGAAAACGCTTTGCAAGTTCTTGATTCTTGGTCATAAGTATAACCATAGGCTTCACATTGTAGTTGATTTGGTATAATATCATTATTAGTACCATCAGTAAAAGTTACAACTCCTGTTTTGTCAATAATTTTGGGCTTTATTTTAAATCCTTTTATAAATGTCATTATGGTATAAGTATAAATTCAACTGTTGCTAAATCATTTGGTTTATAATCTATTTTGTTAACCCTAAATACTCTATTTTTTATAAATACAGTATCATTAAATTTAAATCTATTTATGTCAGCTGCATTTAAATTAACTTTAATAGTCATTGTTCTTGTATCTGGATTGTAAAGTTCTGAATAATAAGGAAGCCAATAAGTATTGAATAAATTATCAGCTGGGGCTAAACCAATAGGGTCTATTAGTTGACACTCACCAAAATGAAAATCAGTACTAGCATTAGGAACTGTATTTAAATGAGTGAATTGTAAAAAATCTGATTGGTTTTCACTAGCTAACCCATTTTGTGGTGGTATGTAATATGTAACACTACCTTGTAAAGTCTTTTTACCATTATTATATAAAATTCTAGGACTGTTATCAAAACCTTCAAACTCTGTTGCTTCATCATTAGAGCTAAATATAGCAGGTGTAATAAAATCAGAAAATTGTGTATATAGTGGTTTTATGACAGTAGCTGCAAAAGGTTCTGCAATTATTTCATCAGTACCTTCTAATATTGTAAAAGCACTAGCATCAAATAATTTACTTCCATATAAATGACCACCTGTAGAAGATTTATATACATTAAATGCTCGGTCATCTTCATCTTCAACAAATTTAAATATAGTTTTTTTATTTAAATCAGTTAAAGGTGTTAACTTCATTTCTGATACATCTATTTTTTCAGTCCAGTCATATTGTATACTTCTTGACGCTAAATTAGTACCAGCTGTATTATTTATAAATACATCTGAATAAGGCTCAAATATTATATTTGTAGGGTTGTCAGGATCAGGTATACTAACTAAGTTAAACATAGTCATAATACCTTTCAAGAAGTCAAATTGACCTAGATCACCTCGTAAGGCTTGAATTAAAATACTATTAGTAATTGTTTGTGGGTTTTGCACAAAGTTTACAAAAGCACCAAAACCATCTGTAATAAAATTAGTATTTTGAAACTGCCTTATTACACCACCAGCATCAGCTCTAAATTGTGCTTTTAAAGTATCACCAGTATTCATAACAACTAAAAAATTACCTGACCAAGTCCACGTGCTATTAGCAGGTATTGTAATTACAGTAGAATAATCTATAGTACTTGTATTGTGTAACCACTTACATTCTACAGTATGTGAGCTACTATCAGTATTTTCAAATATATAATTATAAGTTACATCATAAATTTCATTATTTATAGTAGCTGTTAATATATTAGTGCTTTGGTTATAGTTTGTTGGTAGTATATAATTAAATAAGGGTGTAAAGTCTTCTAATTTCAAATTAGAATAACTTGTTGTAGCTACATTAGTCATACCACTTGTACCAGTATCAAAAGCACCTGCACTGTCTAGGGTTTCAGGGTTGGCAGCCGAACCCCAGTTAAAATCCATAAATAACTTTTTAAAATCAGCACTATCAAAAAAATCAGAGCTAAAAGTAAATGGGGTATCTGGTGCATTAAATATTTTGTCTATTAGGTATCTAATTTGTATAAAAGGTCTAAATGCTTGTTCTAAAGAAGTAAGCTCAGGAAAATCTGAAGTTGCTGCACTTCCTGTAGAGCCATCAGATAAAAATATTTGACCAGTCCAGTCTACAAAAGGGTATTTTAAGACATTAGTATTGTTAACACCTATAGCGGAATCGTAAGCAAAACTATTAGTTGATAGTGGGTTTACTAAAGGTAACCCTGTTGAATTATCCCAACTATTTTTAATACTAGTCTTATTGTAATTGTGTATTAACTCAGATAAGTCTAAGTCAGCAAACGTTCTATCTTTTAATACATCTGCTAAAGCTATAACTTCTGAATATAGGTTAACATTATAACTTATTTCTTTATTTTTATCATTTATATCTATAAGTTTTAAATACCCTTCAAAAAGTATATATCCATCTTGTTTTAAAATACATTGAGTTTTTATATATGGATTAAATACTATACCATCTGCACTTCTAGTTATTTCAAATATATTATCAAATATTTTATTATTTCTTTTAGTTGCAGGTAAGTTAAATGCTTTTGAATAAGATTGCACTTTTTCAGCAGCATTAGTAAAATCATCTACACTTAAAGTCAAAGGTATGTCTTCATCTTCATATAAGTCTACAACTACTTCGCCTGTTGATAAGTCACTTATAGTCTCTGTAGGTCTTGTTACTTTGCTTACAATAGATATACTATTTATAAAAAGAAAATTAGATGCACCACTTGAAGCTGTACTATTCCAATCAAATAAAATAGTATCACTTGTAGATTGTGCTGTAAATTGTAAAGTAGTAGTTCCTGTTGTGGGGTTTATTAAAGTTTGTTGACTCTGTAAAATAGTACTAGAATAATTTTGCATAGTTAACGTGCCTGTAAAATTAGAGGCAACATCAATTGTAACTACATAAGTAGAACCTATTACAAGGTTAGATAACTTTTGAATAACACCAGTTCCTGCACCAGATGAGGGTTGGTAAACTAGCTGACCTGAAGCACCAGTAGGTATAACAGAAGCACTATTACGATATCTAGCCCAAGTATTTACAGCAATAGAAGAATAATTGTCTATAGCATCTTGTTTTACATTAGCAGCAGATGATACAAAAGTCGATGAGCTACTTAATGTATTAAAGTTTATACCATCAACTAAAAATTGTACAAGATTATTGCTGATAGCATTATTGCTACCATTATGAGACTGTGGGAATACTATTAATTGTACTGACATTATACCGCTTGTGTTCTAAGTGTTTTAGTTTTTTCTACTTCAAAAGTATATTGTATTAATTTATCATTTGCAATAGTCTTTCGTGTATAGCTTGTAGTCATTAATCTAACAGGTGTTACATAAGTGTTAAGAGCTGCAAAAGAATTATCTGTTTGAAAGCCATTTAATATATACGCTTCTGGGCTGTTTATAAATTCTTCTAACCATATAGATTCTTCTTCTGTAATAAAATCTGTATTCATTGTTATTTTTTCCATAGAATTTACTCTAAATGTTTTTTTACCACCTTTGAAAGAGTCTAGTCTATATTTACTATCGTTCCACGTTCCTTTTAATTGATGATATGTACTACCTTGTGTAGTTATGTTTTTAGAAGATTTTTTTGTAAATGTGTAGTAATCCCACACACCCCATTGATTTAACCAACAAACCCTTATACTTTCATAGCCTTTTAAATCAGGACAATTTAATTTTATTGTATATGTTTTACCTATTTGATTAGAACCAACATCAAAAGGTGTTACTTCGATCGAACCACCTTGTATAGTACCTGCTGTAATTAGATTTGCAAATTGTGTAGTACCATCAGCTCTTAAATTTGCAGGAAAACAACCAAAGTATAATAAGTTCATACCTATAAAAGCATTAAAGCTATCATAAGCACCATTTATTGTTTTTCTTTCTATTGTTTCAGGTGTTCCTAAAGCACTACCAGAACTGTCTTTGTAAATTATTTTAATAAAAGATAAGTTATCATTAGGTGCTAATATACCTACAGTACCATAATCATCTAAATTAGCATATTGTACAACAGGCGCATTTGTTAAGAATTGATTACTAGCAGCAGATAGATTAAACTTACCTACATTGTATCCAAAATTTGCACCAGATATTTCTAGCTTATCTGCATAACTTATATAACCATTAAATATTTGAAATAGATCACTATTAGCAGCTTCTACTTGTACTAATTGATTAAAAGTAGGATTAGCAGCACCACCTGGTAAAAACTCTTCTGTGTCAAAGTATTCGGTCTTAAATTGTATTTTTAAATATCTTATAGCATTTACATTACCTGAAAACTTATCTATTAGGTGTATAGGGTGTCTATCATCATCTGTAGTTGTAGTGCCTTTATAAGAGCTACCTATTCTAGCCATATTATCAGCACTTACATAATTTTCTACTACTGAACTCAAGTCAAATATACCTACTCCTGCATTATTAGGTGTTGTTTTAAATATACCTACTACATCACTAGGAGACGCAGTCACAGGTGCAAAAGTATTACTTATATGTACTTCAGCTTGAAACTTTACTCTAGTTTTTGTTGATACTATATTATTATTTGAAACCACAAAGATAACTTCTTGACCTACAGGGGTTTGTGGAAAAAGTGGTGCTTGTTCTATTATTGTTGCCATTTATTTTTATTTTGGTCTAAAGAAAGTAGTTATATATGATTCTATATCTGCTTTCACTTCTTTTAATAATTCTTTTTGTAATTTATTATAACCTAAACCTAGAGGTTTTTGAAAAAATGACAAAGACTTTATACCCTCTCTTTTGATTTTTTTACCAATCAAAAAAGCTAAATTAGAAATAAATTGCCCTGTATTTTTATCTCTACCTCTACCCAATCCTTTTGGTTGAATACCTTTTCTTTTTATCCACCTTGACAATACATCTGGCGGCGGTTGTTTATTAGTATATTTATAAGAGCTTAATTCTTTTTTACCTTTAAAATTAGTATAATATCTTTGCTGTTTATTACCTGATACACCTTCGTCTAAATATTCACCATAATCAAACATATAGAAATTAGTGCTAAAACCATTAGCTGTTTTAACTACTTCATACCTAATAGATTTGGCTAAACGAGTATCGCCTTTTTGCTCTCTAAGTAAAGCACGAGATTCTTTAACTACGTTTCTGCCAAAGCTATTCAAATACCTTTCTATATTTTCTGTATTCATTATACAAGCCCTGCAAATAATTCTACTTGAACATCAGTTGTTGCTGAAGGTCTTACTTGTACTGTTACAAGATCTTCTAATGTAGGAAAAGCAGGTGTTGTATCTTCTTCTGCTATTGCTATATTTTCTGCTTTGAATAGTACGTGAGAACCACCTGCTCTTACATTTACTTGATAGTTAGTGTTAGTAGTTACAAATGCTACTGTAATGTCTTGGTCTGTACTAAGATTACTTATACGAAAGTATTTACAGTTTTCAACATCTAATGCTCCTGCTGCTCCGTGTGGAGTAGAATTAAATACTGCTACTGTTGTTGTGTTAGAATGTGCGCAAGTTAATATACGTTCTAATACATCTACTACGCCTGTTGTTGTTAATGTGTTTGATGAACCTCTAGTTGCTCCATTTAAGGTTACTGTCTCTGTTATTGTTGTTACTAAGTCTGCCATAATTAATTATTTATTTTATTTTTTACTTTTAGGGTGTCCTTTTGGTAAAAGGTCATTATCTTGTGTATACTTCTTATTTTGTGGTCTTCCATTCTTTAACAAATAAAGATATGCATTAACACGAGCTAAAGCCCATTGTTTTGCTGATCTGACCTTTGGACTATGAGATGTGTTGTAAGCACCTAATCCTCTTTGGTAAACAGTCTTTAGTTGTCCTATAGTTGAACCATAATCAAGCTTATCTTTATATCTTTTATTAAAATCATCTGATTTTTTTTGTAACATTTTTTCATCTTCTTTAGTTACTTTTGCACCTCTAGATGTTTTTGCATCTCCTCTAGCAGTTCCTTTTCCTTTAGGATTTTTTTCTGGTGTTTTACTTTTAGGTGCTTTTGGGCTTTTTCTGACTCCTCCTCTTTCTCCTATTTTTGCTAGTTCTTCTTTATCTATTTGTTTTAGTTTTCTTATAGCCCACTCTATACCTGAAGTTCCTCCCCAAGCATCGTACATTAGACCTCCACAACCCTCACCATAAGGTACATCTTTATGTTGTTGGTGTCTTTTAAATGAAGCCATACGAGATATTGTATCTCTAGAGATTGGTCTTCTATTTGCTAAATCATTAGCTCTTCTTTTACCTACGTTTGTACCGCAAGTACCCCAACCATTTTTTTCTACATATTTTAAAACTCTTTTAGCATTATTTGATGCAGCTTGTGGGTAATCTGTATAACTTTTTAACTTTATACTTATTGCATTTAATTTTTCTATTAAATCTTCATAGTTCATAATCGTATTGTTATTTTAAAAAAACCTATTTCTATTTTATATTTACCTATTTTGAATTTCATTATTCACCCGCTCCACCTCCTAATGCTGGTACTATACAAGCATCGAAGTCATTTTGTACTAATATATCTAAGCTAAAACTCCACCCTGTTAATTGATTGTCAAATCTTTCTGTAAATGGTTCTAGTGTTTGCTGTCCTTGTAAAAAGTATAATGGATTATTTACATCACCATCTGTAGACTGGTATAAGCTGTGTCTTAGCATTGCTATTATATCTACTGATATTTGTAGACAGTCACTTAATACTTGTTGTTCGCTACTTAGTCTTTCTGCTGATTGGTAATTACTAGTAGTCCAATCTTTGTTTTCAGTTACAAGATCACAAATAAAAATTTGAAAGTTATATATCAAACCACTATCTTGAGTTATTACATTAACAGGGTTTATATGCATAAGTGCAAACTTTTCCATTTTCTCTAAATTAATATCAAATATATCTCCTGTTGTAACTGTAGCTATTTGATGATGTTTGTCACCTATATTTTTTAAAGTATTTATTACGTTATTGTAAGTTTTATTTGCTATCATTTAAATTTACTTTATTTTGTGCATTTAAGTCAGTTTCATAACTCAACCAAGTTAAACATTCTAAAAGACTTAAATTAGTTATTCTTTCTAAATTTATTATTTCTCCATTTGTTAATCTATACATTACACCAAACCAACCCCACTTATCTGCAAAACTTTCCGATGCTATTGCTCTTTCATTTCCTTCAGCGTTTCCATCAAATATAATGGCAAAATCTTGAACAATTCGTTGGCGAAAGTCCAAAAAAAAACCAATGCACTTTGCACTTCTTCAGCTTTCATATTTTTAAATGTTTCACTTCGCATTCTAATATTACCATCATAAGCTTCTATAGTATACACATTATTTTTCTTTTCTAATATAGGTCTATATAAGACCGCCATTAAATCAGGCAAATGTTTTTCTATACCATTTTTAATAAAAGTTTCTATGTCTGCATATTCCCCTAATGTAATTTCATCTAAGTCAGGGTGAAATCCATACTCTTTACCTTCTACTTTTATTACCCTACATAAAGAACTATTTTTCTTTAATTGAAGTTCAGATATTTTGTTCATTATAACAGCAACATCTTTTACTGACAATTCATTAACTAATTGTTTAGGTATATTAGATAATGCTGTTATAGTTTCTTCAGCTTCTTTTGTTTTACTTTTCCCTTCAACTTCTACTAGTTGTAACCATTTTTCTAAAGTTACATCACTCCATTTATTAATTAATTTGTAGTTTTTAGTTTTACCTTTTTTCTTGATTTTGATTTCCATAATATATAATAGAAAAAGTTGATATTTAGTTTAAAATGTTTATATTTGCCTGTTTTATTGATTCTGTGGGGGTCTGGCTAAGTCGTAAACGCATTACAAAAGCCAACCCCCTTTTTCTATTGTACATAGTATCTACCATAGTTAGGATTGTCTAAATGATAAATTACGTTATA